ATATAAAACTCTATACTAGAGATGCTGCAGAAGCGGCCAGTCTTTCCTTTAATTTGATGGATAAAGAGTACGTAGAGATAATATGATTCCTGAAAAAATAAAAGATTTTTTTGTACCAACAAGAAACTTTCTCGTTGAATTATATAATCACCATATCGGTTATTATTTTAATCATAGAATTGATTCCAGTAATATTTTTATCTCATATCCAGAAAAAACTAAAATTGATCGAAAAGTTTGGTTGCATATGTTTCAAACAAATGTCTATGACTATAAAATACTAGAAATAGTATTATACTCATTAGATACGCCGTACGGAACTTTAGATTATTGTTCTGAATATAATAGCGCAAATTCAATTAGAGTATTTTTTAAAGATGAAGATACTCTTAATAAGGTTTTTAATTTATTTGAAGATACTCGCAAAAGACATTCAACCGTATTAGAATTTGATGATTTTTTAAATTCTAATTTTGATAGGTGCCACGGAGAAATTATAAATCCTGAGGCTAAAAATATAATTAATATTATTCCAAATAGAGACAAGCTAGAAGAACTATCTAAACTTCTCATTGATTATTACTTAAAAAATAACTATACATTAACTAAAAATATTTTTAATGAAAAACTATGTGTTATGGCGCCGGATAAAATATATTTTACATTATTTGTAGAGAGTGAATCGATGGCTGCTGAATTATCAATGTTATTAATGACAAATAATTTAGCTACAATTCTAGAGGCAGATGATGATATTTTTTAATGCTTTTTCAAAAAATAAACCTACAACTAGTCATACGTCTATGCCCATTGCTGCGCCGGTAAATCACAAAATAAATTTTCCATATGATATTCCACAACTGGCTGAATATAGTATACCTTTTCAAAATATAATTTCTAATAAATCACTTGTTGAGGGCGTTGATTATGTTACAGTGGAGCGAACAGGATTAGACTCATATCATTATTCATACGGGCCTAAATATTCGGTAAAAGATAAAAATATTTTTGATATGGTTATTGCTGAAGGTGATAGAATAACATATGTTTGTCAATGTTTAGATGGGTATGATGCGCGAATTACATCTATGTATTATAGTGAAACATTTGCTATAAAAAATAAATTAAATTTTAATATAGATTTTGTACCAAAATATAATAAACTATCTGATGCTGTTAGGACTATAATTGGATTTTATATAAAAAATCAATATGATCTTCCCGATGCTAATGTTTTTAAAGATAAACTATTAACAAAAAATGAAGTAGGACGCTGCTTTACTGTTTATGTGCGCGATGAAGAAGAGGCAGCGGCTCTGATGCTTGAATTATCTGAATACATTGATATAGTTTAAGCCTTAGGTTCTTCTAGTTTTGCTTTCAATGCAGCAACTTCTTCTTCTAACTCACTAACCCGTTCTTCCATAGTTTTTTCTTCTTCTGGTTGTTCTTCGCTGTGAACATCCGGAGCAAAACTATTTTTTTCTTCTGGATTTTCTTCTGCATGTTCCATATCACCAAATGCTTCTTTCATCTTTGTGATATACTTTACAGTTTCATGGGCTGCTGATTCAGTTAATTTAGTTTTTCCAACAACTTTAGCTGTTGCAATAACTTCTAGTTCATTAATTAGTTCTCTTAAATTTTTCATTTTATTCTCCTAGTTTAAAGCCAATACAAGTATGTTGGTGTAGTATGGTATGATGCTTGTCTATTCCAATGATTTATTAGTTCTAATTTAGCGGATTTACTCACTGGTGGGAATTCGCTATTCAATGATTTTTTAAAACTTTTTTTATGAATTTTTCCTGTCGGGTGATGTTTCATAAAATAAAGATCATCGGGGTGAATTTCTTCCTGGTCTGCTTCATTTTCTATTACTTTAATTTTTTCTAGTAAAGATATATCAGACATTTAAATCACCTAGAACATAATTTTTAGTTCCATTATATTGTTCTGCTGACATTGATTGTAGTGCATCTAGTAAAGCAAATAAACTTAAATTTTTAATAGGACGTTTTTTATAAAATAACATCATAGAGAGATGATCTTCTTTATTAATATCTTTATTTGGGCTGTGGGAGTATGCTCGAATCTTTTTTGCAAGAGCTAACATGCTTTCGTGAGAATCTTCTAAATCTTCTTTAACTGGTTGAGATTTTTTAGCTTTAACTTTTTCTTCAAGATCAAATAAAATTACACCGAGTTGATCACTTACCTTTTCCGCATCATATGATAATTCTCTGAATCGTGTCGCTAAACCATAATCACGAAATTCTGCACCTGCCATATTAGATAATCCTAATAATTTTTGATATGATTCAAATGCGCTTTCTTTTGCTTCTTTTGCCTCATACTGCAAATCGAAGTAGTCTGGATCTTTATGCAAATCCTCTTCTTCCTCTTCTTCTCCGACTACTTCATTTAGCAAATCAGCATCATTTAACGCATATGCCCAGAGGCCATTTTGTCTGCGAGAATCGTCATTCCATATTTTAATTAATTTTACTTTATCTTCATCGGTCAATGGTGCCAAGAAATCATGCATTTCATATGCGCCGCCGGCTGTTCTAGTATTATTGCGGCTTAAAAATGATTTATTTGCGTTTCTGAATGGTTCTGCTATTATTTTACCATTTCTTTTATTTTTCTTAAAATATACACCTAAATTTTCATCTGCTTCAGTCATTTCTAAAGATTCACCGACTAAAAATTTTGAAGCTTGGTCTTTTAAAGCGTCTAACTTACTGTCATACTGTGACCCCCAAGCAGTGAATACTTTTAGCAATTGATTTCCAAAACTTGTAACCTTACTCCAAAAATCACCAATAGCTTCATTTATAGATTCATTAGTATCTGGAATTTTAACTGTTAATTTCGGAGATGTTTCTTTCTTTTCAATCTTAGTATAGGTTGATTTTAAAATTTTTAGCTTGTCTTCAATTTCCGGCAAAAGAACTAATAGTTGTTTATAAAACCCCTCAAAATCTACTACTTCTTCTGACTTAACAACCCGCTTTGATAGGGTTAAGGTTAATGATGCTGTATTAACGACTCTAGTTAAAACTTCATCTTCTGCATTAAAATACTGTAATATATGCTGTTTAGCATCTAAGTTAAAGGTTTCGCGCAATGCTGACAACTGTTTCTCTAAGTTGTCGATTTCCTTATACTTTTTTGCTAGTTTTGTAGTTATTTCTGAATTCTTTCCAGCAAGTTCAACAGTAACGCGATCTAAAACACCTTTTACTTTCTTTTCATTGTATTCAAGGTTAGGTTTGCGCGATCCTGCTATCATTGCTGGCTCTAACGCTAAACGATTATCTGTTTGTGTTTCGACCTCATTGGCTTCTTTTACTGCTTCGTATTGGTTTATTGCTTTTAATTTTTGCTGTAATAATTGTATAACTTTAGTGGGTTTAGACTGTGAAAGTTCTCTACGAATACAATGAATAACACTTGCCCTAACATCATCATTTCCTTCACCGGCTGCAATTAATTCATCAAGAAAATCCCACAAATCGTCACTTGCATATTTGCTGCTCAAAACATGCTTAGCCTGAATGGCTGATAATGGCTTGCTCAATACGTCAATAAGTTCATCAATCTCTTGTGATGATCTAGGTAATGCCCAGCAGCCTTCACTCAATTCTGTGATTTTTCCATATAAGTCATTAAGATGCATAGGCAATAAACCTCTGTAATGTTGTAAGATATTTAGTTGAGGTTAATTATTAGGACAAATCTACTTCGAGGTTATCTTGATATAAAATAAACTCAGCTTCTTCTGCTGGGTCTGAAAATAGTAAAGTTATCCGCGTGTTAAAAAACTGCTTAGTATCAGCATTTGCTGTGACATTAATTTTAGGAAATCTATCTTCAAAAAATTTCTTCATTTTTTTAAAATTATTAGGACTATATTCTAGTTTACCAACCCAAACTTCATTTAATTTTAAAAATTTATCTGTATAAACCACTCCAGGAAAAAAGTTAACTGGATTAAGATGAATTATTTTCATTTAACTTTCACTATCTGTTGGATTCAGCAGACCCATATAAATCATAAATTGTGCTTCATCGGCTTCTGTGGGGAAACGTAATTTAATAGAACATCTTTCATCTGATTCTATAGTTGACATTGTTGCTTTAATTTGGTGCGTGTAAAGATGTTGCGACACACTATCTTTGCTATGACGCTTTGAACCGAAGATTGGTAAAGAAATCCAAACTAGTTCTTCTGTTTGACTACGCATAAAAACGATGCCCATTATAATAACTCCTTCAAAATAAATTCTGCTTCATCTGCATTATCATTAAAAACTATTTCTATTCTATAGTATGCTATTCCTGGCCATCCTGGCGGGCCAGCATCATAATGATCGTAAATCTTTACGACCGTACTATTTGGATACAGCTTTTTATAAGCACAAACTAATTTTTCAAGAATAAGTCCCTCTGACTCTAATGGTCTGGTTATCCATTTATTTTCTTTTTTTGTAAAAATCATACATGTCTCATTATAAACATAGCCTCATTAATTTCATCTTTAAATTCTAAAGTAACTTGCCAGCCATTATGATGATCATCCCTATCTCTATCACTAAATGTTTCTATAATAATATCGTGATGCTCTGCATATAAATCATCGGCCAACCGGATTGCTTGAAATCTATCTAACCATTCTCCCACATATATCCAGGTAAGATTATCTATTTTTTCAAAACTACACATTTGTTTCCTGCATAATAAAAAATGATTCATCTTCCTCTGAAAACCTAATGCGAACAAAGTAATAATCATTGAACCAATGTTGTTTATTAACCATACGTTCTACTGTAACTCTAGAATCCCTATAAGTGTTCGATAATCGTTTTTGTTCTATTTTTGCTTCTAATATACTTGATGTTGCTGGACTTGATATCCAACATTTTTGTTCCTCACTTTTATAATAAATTTCCGGCCAACTCATTTCATTTCCTTCAACATAAATTCTGCTTCATCGGCGAATTCTTTAAACTGTATGTATGGCGTATATCTTACAAAATCTCCCAGTGTGTCTTGTTTGACATAGTAACTTGCATATGCTAATGGATATGATTTCTCTAATTCTAGTACTACCTCCAAAGCAACACTTTCATTTACAAAATGTCTCTTAGCACACCATCGTAACTGTTTATCTTCTTCTTTTTTAAATTGCCAGTTCATTACGACTCTTTCATAATAAACGCTGCATCATCGGCTTCATTTTCAAATTCTATAAAAACTTCCCAGCCCCAATCAGGATCATCTATTTCTGATTGTAATGATCTATAATATACTTTTGAATTTATATCATACTCTAAAACTAATATCCGATTAATTATCTTTACCTGGTCGTCTGCAATGTACTGAAAAGCAAAATGTCTATTATAAACCCAAGTTAATGGATCATTAGTTTTTATAAAATTACTCATTAAATATATTCCGCATACTTAAAAAGAAAAAATGATTCGTTTGCCGGTTCTTTAAACTTAAAAACTAATGATCTGGCATCATTGAAACTAATCGTTTCATCTGGAAAATCTTCCTGTAATTTAGCCAGCATAGTTTCAAATCCATTTCTTGCTTTAAAACATTCCCAGTATCCATTTCTATGTTTATAAAAAAAGCATATACACGAAGCAATTTTTGCATACTTGGATAATTGTAATATTCTTGTGGCCATCTTTCTATAGAAATATCCTTCATTACGTTTCCTGCATATACTTAAAAATAAATACTGCTTCGTCGGCGTTACATTTAAACTTAACTTTAAAAAAATAAAAACTACTTCCGGTACACATAATTAGATCGCAATCAGGAAAATCTGTTTGTATTCTATTGACTAACGTTGGTACTAATCCTTTTATTTTTGAACAGTGCCAATATCCCTCTAGGTCTTTCGAGAAATAGTCTCGGACCTCACTGTATTCTCCCTTAAACTCTATAGTATCTGACACTGCAAGTCTCCGCGCGAACCTATCTATAGGCTCTACAATGATAACATACTATGGTTAAATGTCAATAGAATGTATTAGTTAATAAGAAGTTAATGGTAGACCCCCAGAGAATCGAACTCTGATTCAACCGTTATGAGCGGTTTGTCCTAGCCGTTGAACGAGAGGTCCATCTATAGAGTTTAACATATTATAAAACAAAGTCAATAGTTGATATCTATTCCACTAGAAGACCATAATAAGAAAGCTGCTTCGTCGGCTTTATCATCAAATATAAATCCTAAAGCAAGATCATCGGTTCTATAAAATACAACGCTGTTGAAATTTTCATATATTAGACTGACAATCAGGTGTCGTCCACCGCGACAAGGAGATTGTTCTGGTCCATCAGGATACAAACGATGTGGTACATACATATCTCTATAGTTTGTACAATCAAGAAACTCATTTTTAAAATGATATCCTTTTCTTTCTTTTACAAAACATATTTTCATATTTCAACACCACTATATGACCAAAGTGTAAATGCTGCAACATCTTCTTCTGAATACAAACAAAATACTAACCATACCCCATCGCGGCCCACAGACTGCCATCTTTTTATTTTTAGTGTTTCAAATCTTTCTTGAGCCATCGGCTCTATTCTAAATGAAATAAAATCATCGTAACATAACATATCTTTAGTCATCCAAGTTCCTAATACATTAATGTCATTGGCATGATAGTTTGGTATTTGTTCTAAAACTATTTTCATACTTCAACCCCTACTTCAAACCCGTTACTAGCTAACATTATAAAATAGGCTTCATCACTAAGATCATTAAATTTGAATTTAACTGGATAATCTCCGCGCAATTCTTCTACTTTAGTTTGATAATCATCAATTATACATATTGATTGAAATGTATTTGTTAATTTTTTTCTAACAACTTTATCAAAATGTAGTCCAGCATAAGACATATAACTGTCATAAAGATATGCGCCATGTTCTGGGTTTAAGCGAAAACTAGTCGGTTGCCAGAAATGCTTTGTTTTTTTAAAATAAACAATCATATTTCAACACCGTCGCTAGACCAAACTAAAAAGAAATCATTATCTTCTTCCGATTCAAATCTAAAGTGAAGTGAAATAAATTCTGAAAATATAATTGATGGGAACTTTTCTACTAAAACTTTTTTTAATCTATTAAAATCATCATGATCATAAAAAACTCCTATCTCTCCGTATATACCTTCTGTTTGTGGGGTATACCAGTTATAATAACAACTTGGTTTAAAGGTAAAAATCATAGGTCAACTTCCCCGTTTGCCCATACTAAGAAGAAATCTCTATCAGAATCTTCTATCAACTCAAATATAGTTCTACCATAACTTTCATTTTGTTTAAGATATTTCATGCTAGGAAACTTTTCTCTTAATACTTTAAGAATTTTACTACGCTCTCTATATGATGGATATCGTCAATCATCATCAAACCCCATAAGATTATTGGGTTCCTCTGGTTCATAAACCTCGGCTGTATACCGATAATAGTACAGACTTTCTCTTATAAATTTTACTTTCATATTTGTATTCCGTTACTAGACCATACATTAAAATAATCATCATCTGAATCGTCTATTCCATCAAATAATACAATAATATGATAATATCCGTGCTGTACAACTGCTACATTACTAAATCTTTCCTGAACCAATTTTTTAAATTTATTATAATATTCTTCTGTTATGTTATAGTCGCCTTCAATAGTCGCTATATAATAGCCTGTTCCTTTTCGTGTACTTTTAAAAATCATATCTCAATTCCACTACTGGCCCAAAGTAAAAACACAGCCTCGTCGGCTGGATCCAATTCTAAACTCACTACTAGCACCTGAGCCGTCCAACCTTTTGGGGTATATTTTACATACTTTGCTTTAAATCCGTTTTCTTTCAAGAGTTTCTTTGTTCTACTCAATAGTCTTAATCTTCTATCTTTACTACCGACAACTGCAAAAACATTTGTAGTTGTCCAAGTATTGGGATTATCTGGGTTGCTGCCTTTTACAAACTTTACTTTCATATATCTATTCCATCACAGGACCACATTATAAAAGCCGCTTCGTCAGATTCATCTGCAAATTTAAAAACATATGGTATTTCTGTAACCATCTCTATACTAGAGAATCTACTTTTTAGTTCTTTCGTAAGTATTCCTGCTAGAATATGTGCTTCTACTTTTTCTATTGCTGCAACTGCTTGAATGGTTGCGCGATATTCCCCTATCTTTATATTAGTTAATGGAAATGTGATAAAGTCTATTCTCATAAATCCATCCCACTAGATGCTAATACTTTAAAATAATCTTCATCTTCTTGATTGTTAAATTTAAGAGTTAATGATACTGAAATCATACCTACTGTTGGGGAGATTTCTATATCAATATTTTTAAATCGTTCTTTGATTTTTTCTGCTACATATTCTGCTACAGTTATCGTAATTGTAAAATTTTGCCAATTTGGTTCTTGGTAGTACATTAAACTCCAAAGGTTATTTCCTTCTTCGCTTCTATAATTCCTGAATATTGCTTTCATAACTCTATTCCATTACCAATTAACATTACAAAGTAAGCTTCATCTGCTTTGTTTTTGAATACTATATACAAATTTCGGTTATCATAATTTTTCTTCCATTTGCCTGCTCTAGTATCATAGTATGTAAGACATTGATATAATAATCCTGGTTTAAATCCTAATGATTTAATATAATGACTAACCGCACAAACATCTGTGCGCGGAAAGTATTGAACTACCTGTGCCTCTGGATGTGCCGAAAGATACCATCTATTTGGGTATTTTCTATTAACTCCTTTTGTAAGCCAAAATATCATATATCTATTCCAGTACCATTACTAGACCAAAGTAAGAATGCGGCTTCGTCTGCTTTATCATAAAATTTAAATTGTAATTGTACCATTCCTGGCGTTATATTCACTATAAAATGAATTTTATCTGAATTAAATTTTTCATTTATTATATTTTTTAATAGATCAATATAATCTGCATCAATGAACCAAAACTCATAATGCGGCGAATCTTTCAAATGATCCTTACTCGGTTTTGTGATATTTCCGGCATGATAATATCCAGTATCAACATAGATGCCGTTAGAAATAGTTTTACATTTACCAAAGTGTATCATATTTCTATACCGGTATCTATGTTCCAAAATAGGAAAAAATCTTCATCTTCTTTTTCTTTAAAACTAAATGCCAGATATTCTTTATCGATTGTACCGAAATAACAAACGCTAGGAAATGTTTCGTTCAATTTCTTTTTTATTCTATTGATATATTCTTCGTATGTTACTCTATTGTTGTTATTGTCACACAATTCCGGCCAAAATTCAGCACTATCTGTCCAAAGTTTTTGGTTCGTTAAATTAGCAATTGTGGATATTCTAAAATGTACTCTCATTAATCAAATTTCTTTCATAATAAATTCTGCTTCATCGGCATCATTTTTAAATGTCATAGTAACTGTATAATATTCGTCGCGGCCTTCGTCGGGCTGTTGGATATAAACAAAATATTCTTGTGTATTGATTAATACATTTGGAAATAATTGTCTTAATTGTTCGGCTAAGTCTTCAGCAATGTTTTCGGGAAATGATCCATTTACTCGCCAAAATCCGTCATATACTTTAATAAGGTTTGGTCCGATGATTCTCATACTTCTATACCGTTATTAGAGTGATGCATAAACATAAATTCTGCTTCATCGGCATCGTCTTTAAAAGTTATAAATGTTTTATATCGTCTAAAACGTTTATTTTTAATACTATATTCTACAATAGCTGTAGGATATAAATTTTTTAAACTTGTTAAAATAACATTATATGCAAATCTTTGGTGCATATTATAATCTGTTGACCATTTATATTTTCTGTTAGATTTTGTGAATTGCAATTTCATATTTCTATTCCGTCACTAGACCAAAGTAAGAATGCAGCTTCGTCAGATTTATCTGTAAAAGAAATAATAAAGGGTAAGCCGGAATCTACTTTAAAACTAGGAAATCTTAATTTAAGTTCTTCCTTTATTTTAGCCGTATGTTCACTATTGGTTATATCGTAACTTTTTGCAGGACTACTTGGTAAGCGATGCCTTGCCCGATATCCGTCACTCTGATATATTGCATAAAAATCTATAAACATAAAAAACCTATAGTTTTACTAACATTTAATTTTAACATAATATGGTGATTTGTCAAGGTTAAAACATACTTGACAAATCGTTAAGATGTGTTATACTTTTAGTTAATTATGAAGAAATATTATATCTATATTCATACTAAACTTAATGGTGAGGTATTTTACGTTGGTAAGGGCGTGAATAACCGCGCCTATTCTACGCATCATAGAAATAGACTGTGGCATTATATTGCGAAATCTGGATATAATATTATCATTACAGATTACTATGAAACTAAAGAAGAATATGATATTGCTGAAATTGAATTGATTGCCGAATATCGTTCATTGGGATGTGAATTAGTTAATCAAACCATCGGCGGAGATGGTGGTAGTTCTGGTAGAGTTTGGAGTATGGAAACCAGAAAAAGATTATCAGAAAATGTTAAGGGCAAAAAGAATCCTATGTTTGGCAGAAAATTATCTGATGCTGAAAGGAAGGAAAGATCAGAAAGAATTAAGGGAGAGAAAAATGTTTTCTTTGGAGAGAAACATTCTGAAGAAACTAAAAAGAAAATGAGGGCATCTTGGGAAAAACGTAAATTGATCGGTGTTAGTGAGGAAACTCGAAAGAAATTATCTATCGCACGTAGCGGCAAAAATAATCCTAGATACGAAAAAACTGTTTCTGAAGAAACAAAGAAAAAGATTTCTTTGGCCATGGCCGGAAGAAAACTATCTGACGATCATAAAAGAAAAATAGTTAGAAAAAAAAGAAAGCCCAGTATTTCTACTGAGCTTTCTAATTTTCTTATCGAAACTTAAAGTTCCGCTAATTTCTTAGCTGAAACGTAGGTTTGCTACGCCAATTGCGCCAACATAATCTGCGGCATTGCCGAGTGATGATGCTGTATTGGTCAATTCCACGTAACCATATCTCGTCATAAATCCAGTTGTTGGTTGGAATGTTGACGGATCGATAACAACGCCTGTTGACATCAAAGGAATGTAAGGGCAGAAGAATGCTGCTGCGTCTGTATCATTTCCTTTATAACCAACTAGAACGATTTCTGAGTCGGCTGCGTATGTGTCAACATAAACGCGCATTGTGTTATTCAAAGTGCCAGCAAACTTAACGTTTGTAGGTGCTTCAAATGTTCCTTCTGTTGTACGAGCAAATGCTGATGTACGTGCAGTTTGTAGAACTGTCAAAGCTGCTGCGCTTACTACGCACCAGTTTCCAGCACCACGACGTGTACGTTGAGCAATCAAGTTTGCTTGACGGTTAATCAATGCAGCTAGAGCAGCATGTTCATCACCGACGAAGGTTGCAACGCCTGTTAGGTTGTTTTGATCAAATGTTACAGTTGGTGCACCAGGAAGCTGACGCAAGTTGAACAAAATTTCCTGATCGATTTCTGCTGTGATTTCTTGAGCAAGTGCGCCCATGATTTCAGCTTCGATATCGATACCGTACTGTGATTGTGCATCTTGTGCAGATTCAAAGGTCCAGTTAGCTGACAAACGACGAGTTTTAGCTTCAACTGTTTCTTTTACGATCTGAATGTTCAACTTGTTTCCAACTGTTCCTTCAAGAGTTGAAGTTGGTGCTGCACCAGGTGCTGCTGAGTTGAGATTACCAGAGTAGAACTTAGCAATATCAAATGGTGATAGAGCTTCAGAGCCTGCTGTTACTGGATTTGGTGAGCCAGCTGTTTGAGCGTATCTTACGCGCAATGTGCTGATTTGACCAACTGGGCCAGTCATCGGCTGAACACCGATTAGTTCGTTGTTGATGTTACTGCAGCGTTTTCCATAAGAGCTTTGCGTGTTGATTCAAGCATTGTCTCCATTGTCTTACGCTTGTATTCGTTCTTCGGACCAGCAAGATCAGGACCATCTAGTAGTGCTTCTTTTGCTTTGGGCCAAAGTGATTCTGATAGAATATTAGCCATAATTATTTTCTCCTAATTAAAATTTAGATGCGCTTTGTTTGACCAACTAATTTTCGTAGTTCGACAATCTCTGCACTATCTTGTTCTTCATCTATTGCTTTGCGATTACCATCGACTACGCGCTTACCTTCATTTGAAGACGCTTCATCTTTCTTGGTACTCTCAGTTAGCGTTGTTTTTTCTCCTGTTTCGTGTACTCCGAGAACAGAAGGAAGGAACTTTCCGTAGCTTTCACGAAGTTTTCTTGTTTCTACTGATTCAAGAAGCTTATTCATAATTGCACGTTTTTCCTTATTCAAAGGTGAAAGAATGTCTGCTAGAACTTCTTTTCTTTCCACCAATTCCTTAGTAATCCGGTTTTCTTTCTTAGTTTCTAATAGTTCTTTTTCTTTGCTTTCGATTGCTGCCTTAGCTTGCGCTAATTCACTTTCAAGAACTTCGATCTTTGAACTAATTTTCTTCACTTCACCGGATTCGTTAAAGAAGTTTGAAGCATATTCAGAAACAAATGCTTCGAAAATCTGACGGCCGAATGTCAACTTACGTGCTTCAACTAGTTCTTCACGCAATTGTGTAAATTCAGCTTTAAGACCTTCAGAAATTACTTTTTCAGATAAAGCTGATGCTTTACTAATGAACAATTTCTTAGCTTCTTCGATTGCTTGTTTCTTTTCTGTTTCCAAAGCAACTCTTTCTTCTGTGAGTTTAACTTTGTCGCCTTCATATTCTTTAATTTCTTCAGCAAGTTTGCGAACAATAAACTTTTCGGCTTTTTCTAATTTTTCTGCAACAACTTTACGTTCTGTGCCGAATTCTTTTAATTCTTCAACCAACTTACCTGTCATAAACTTCATAAACTTTTCAGAGATATATTTTCCCTTAGTTGCAAGAGAAACACGTTCTTCTGCTAATTTTTTTTGTCCTTGGATTAATGCTGCTGTTTCTTTTGTAAGACGATCAGCAATAAATTTTTCCATTGCTTCAACTACAACTGATTTGTCATGTTCAAAGCGATTTGAGAATTCTTCACGGAGTTCTGCTGAAACTTCTTCACGAACTTCTTGTACTTTTGTTGTCCAAGCTTCTTGAAGTGCTTCTTTAGTTTCTTCGTTTAGAACTGCTTTCTCTAATAGTGTTTTTAGGTCTTTTTCCATAATTTAGCTCCCTAAACTTATTTCTTTAAATTAGTATCGAACCAATCGAGTACTTCTTTTTTAAAAAACTTTTGTGCTTGATAATCGTGATTAACAGCTTCCGCAAGTTTCAAAATCTCTTTTGAGTTCGTAGCGTGTAATACTTGTTCATAAATTGTTTGCGGATACGCATTTGGTGCTGATGGTTGTGAAACAATGTCCACAGTTACGATATCAAAATCATAAACTCTTCCGTCTGCTCCTACGTTTCCTGATCCTCGGCTAGATACACCTAGTTTGACTCCATTTTCAAGTAGAACTTTAATAATATTACCGTGATTTGTTGGGAGGATTTTTAGTTTTCCCATTCCATTATTTCCATCCATCCACATTTCTGTGATTGTGTGTGAAATACGATCAATATTAATTTCTAAACCTTCAGGGTGAGCGCATTCACCTGGAAGGGGGCCTACTTGTTTAATCTTGTCATTTATAGACTTAACTGCTTTGGAAATTTCTGCTCTAGGGTAGATTCTTTTGTTATGATTTTCAACGTCGGCCTGCAAAAAGATTCCCTTCATATAAAGCGACTTAGCTTTAGTGTTTTCATCTTCTATTGATTCTAATTGAATATGTGCTGTATCATACAGCATGTGTTCAATTAAAAGGCCTTTATTATCAATCATTACAATTCCTTAAATTTTGCTCTTACTACCGATAGTGCTATCATTGCTCTTATCCATTGGCATTCCAGATTTTCCAGATCCAACTTCGCCTTTACCTTGATCTAGGTAATGATTTTTTTCTTTGCCTGCTTTATCCATTACGTCTTTTGAAGACTTAACAGTATTCTTGAATTTACCAAGTTCCTTAGCTTTTACTGTTGGTTCTTGACGCTTGAAATCTGTGTGATCTGGACCTTTGCCGATTTCAACAGGTTCACCACCAAGTTTTACCTTATCAGCATTAGCTGATGGGCTCTTTGTGTTTTGTTCTGTTCCTGCGAAGTGTCCGCCACCTTGTTCGCCACCCATTTTGACAGCAACTTTGGTCATTTCGACGCCTTCATGAACTTCTTCACCGTGTTCCATTGCTTCGCCGCCATCTAGTTCAGAAAACATAGCTTGTAACTTTTCTAGTTCAGCATCAACGTCCATCATGTGATCTTCTAGTTCTTCGACCTTTTCTTCTGTTCCAAGGTCTTCTTCTTCATGATTGTGTAGTTCTGTTTCGAGGCCTTCTTCATCTTCGTGGCCGGCAATATGATCTTCATCACCGTCAACCGTCATATCATCATCACCTAACATGTCATCTGCTAGGCCTTCTTCGGCATCTGCTTCAAGATGACCAGCTTCATGTCCACCATGAACGTCATCTAGATCGCTTGCGAGATCGGATTCCATATCGCCTTCTAGTTCATCTCCGTGCATGCCTTCTTCTTCGCATTGCATTTCGCTGTGAATGTCGCGGGCCATTTCTACGACGATATCGTGAAATAGTTCGTTTGCTTTTGCTTCATCATCATTGCAAATGTGTTCATAAAGCTCTGCAAACTTATCTTTACGTGATTTGTTTGTCATTATGCGCTCCTCAAAATAGGTTAAATGGTTGTAAAGGATTTCATTTTATTTAACTGGTATATAGTCAAATAGTTCAAATATAGCTATTTTTTTGAAAATTTTGGGATTTTGAGGCTAAAATTAACCTAGAGGGGATTGTTCTTCTTCTGGAATGCCGTACATAATCTGATGAAACTCTGATTGCTGCATCTTTTCAAAACGTCTTAATTCTTTCATTTTACGCAATTTATTGAGATGTTTTAAGGTCAATTTTGGCTTACGGGTATCTCCGAGGTGTAATGTATCTTCATCATCGGTGCCTTGATTATACGGATTTTGACCGGGCATTTGACTGGGCATTTTCTTTTCTTCTGATTGATTTATTTCGTCTTGCTTCATTATGTTCCTGCTGGCGGAGCCGGTGTTGCTAATGTTCCTGCAGCACCTCCTGCTTCAGCGGGATTTTGTGGTGCTGGTGTTTCTTCTTCATTATTTAATACATCATCAAAGGATTCATTGTTTGCTGATGGATTAGGAATGCCGACATTTCTAAGTGTAACGTTAGATGATTCTGCATCTTTGTCCATAAATTTAGCAGCACCTTTAAGTGTTTTCTTATTTTCTTCTCTCCACATTCTTTCATTTTCAAGAATTTCGGCTTCAGATAGTCCGCCGAAACGCTTCAATGCAAATCTCTTTGAGAATGTTGGGATTCCTAAAGCCTGTGTTAGAATATTAAAATGTGCAGTATCTTTTTCAATTGTTCTATATTCAGAGAACGATTCTGGTTCTTCCATTACTAATTCAAATTGTGATGATTCTACAACTAGACCACTATGCTTGCAGAATAATTTAAATTCATAATCGAAGTTAGTAATTAAAATATTTTGAATACGTTTACAGAAATTTGAAAAACGAAGTTCTTGAATAAATGCTGATCCCAATTTACCGTCATTATATGTCGCTGGTGAATCTTCTGGACCTGTAGGAAGATAAGAACTGGGTACGCCTAATCCTCTAATCAACTGATTATTGAAATATAAAATATCATTCATTTGGCCGATATCTGCGCCGCCAGGAAGTAGTTCTACTTTTGATCCTTTGCCTTCTGAATTTACCGGGAAGTAATAGTCTTCCAAAATTGAAAGTGGATTATATGACGCATCCATAATTTGATTTCCGCCGCCTGTACGGCTAGGAATACGTCTTTGCTGAATTTCATTTTTAACACGTTCTACATAAGCCATTGCTTTATGCGATGGTAATGTACCTGTATCAATATAGAATACTCGGCGTTCTGGTGCACGTTGTACGCGATAGATGACCATACTTTCTTCTAGTAATTGCTTTTGCTTATACGCCTTGAAAACCGGCTCAAGAACACTATTTCCGAATGGCCAGAATGGTTCTAATCCTGTATTCAATGACAGATGAACTATGTGTTCTCCGGGAACTTCTTGTGTGTGCGCTCCCTTTGTAAATCTTGATGTACTAGATGGTTGTGTGTATGAGTTTTGTCCCGGATAGTTAGAGGTTCCTGGAGTTGGTTGTCCACCCGGAACAAAATAATCTCCGCCGTTCTTTTGTGTTGTAATAACTTTAGCTGTTAAGTTTAAATCTAGATCACGAATGAAATATGCTTCTGGATCTTTTCCTTTTAATTCATCAACTATAATCTTTTCAACATTCTTTGGATCTGCATATTCCCATTCAAATGTTTCTGGATCACGCACGAAGAAACAATCACCATATAATAGAACTTTTCTAATAATGTGAAATGTTCTAGTTTTCCAATTATTAATATACGCCCATTTTTTTAAAGTTTCTTCAATAGTTTTCTTTTCTGAATCAGTAGCATCTGCTTTAAAATTTATACTAAATGGTAAACTTGTATGTTCATTATCCTGTGTACAAAATTCTGCAATAACATTTAATGCAGCATTAACGACTGGATCACGATCCATATCTTCATACTGACCGTATCTTTCAATTCTGTTTGGTGGCCCACTGTACACTTCCGGTAAGAAGCTTGCAAAATTGCGATTTGGTGAATTTGCTGACGTAAAATTACTGCCGCCGTTACCGCCTAATGGTGATGAATTTGTCGGTGCTTCTGAAAAATATCTACGCCAGGTTGCCATTTAGATTCCTATAACTCTAAAAACTTATTATATAAAATTTTATATAAACTTGTCAAATATTTAATGTAATTAATTGGTAGGAGACAAAAATGATGTTGCGGTTACTTGTCTACGCATTAAGTAAGCAATGTCTTGATTTTGCTGTGCAATGACCTTAAGATGATCTAACTGTTCTTGTTGTATACTTAAATTTTGTTGATCTACTGCTGCCTGAGGACTTGATGATGCTGATGTAACTCCTGCTACAGCATTTGAAGAATCTGCTGGTGCAGTAGTTGCTGGTGTTATACCGTTAATAGTTCCTGCTGAGGTGAAATCTGTATTTGCAAGAGCCATAGCTTGCGCTGTACGATTTTGTGTATTTTGCGTGGCTTTAAATGGTTTTTCAAATTTATCCTGAACTGCTATGGCCGCGTCGGTTGTATTATTAGTTCTACGAAGTGCTGTATCTGAACCTCCGTAATTTCCTTTTAATTCATCTGCGGCGAAACGTAACTGTTCATAGAAGGATGAACCTTTAATATCTTTACCGTACCTACGTTTAAAATCTGCTTGTCTTTCTGGTCCCCATTGTGCTAATCCATAGCCCGGGCCGCCGCCGAGTTGCGCTTGACTTGGATTTAGTGATGGATCTTCTTGTAACATATTGCCGACGATTCCGGCTGCTTGATCTTTTGTATAACCTCCTCCGCCGGAAGACATTAGATAATTCATTGCGATTCGTTTACGATCTTCTACAACATTTCCTGTTGCTCCCGGAGAGCCCAACGGCATTGTTGATTGTGCGCCACCGGCTGTTCCGGCTACATTTTTATTTGTGTATGATCTTGGTGTTTTTTCTGGGGCTGAAACTAGTCCGGGTGCTAGTTTATGAAAAACTCCAATAATTACATCTCCGATTGAATCTTCGATACTATCAATCATTTGCTGACGTGTATCATCATCC